ATGCCAAGCCCAATTGCTTCACCGTAGCTCCTCCTCCCGCTTGTATGTAGCTACAAAACGTGCTACATTCTAGCTGGAGGAGATGCCTATGGATCGACACCGCTAAATGCCAGCTGCGCTGCATCGGCGTCTAGAGCGCCAGGCGATCAAGGCCGGGCTAAAGCCCGGCACGGAGCGTTTCGACGCATACGTGTACGGGACCCTCAGCCTGATCGAAGCGCGCAGCCGCGCACGGAATTCGCCCCCACGGGTTCTTACTCGTGGGGGCCCGCGCGGGCAAAGGGGGCGACGGGCAAAGGCGTAGTTTCTAAGGCCCCGAAAAGGCCCGCTGTCTACGCCAACGTCAGTTCGACTCTGACCGCCTCCACCGGGCCGCCGGCCCCTCAGTCCGGCATGGTCCCCGCACTGGCCCTCCTTGCGGGGACCAAACTTTTGTGCTACTCTCTGGGTGTCGGGGCGACACAGGAGGGCAACGTGACCATATTCTGGTTCACTATCGGCGTCCGGCAAGCGCCCGGCTCATGGTTCTAGGCCGGCCGTGGCGCCTGCGGTACACGCGCGGCTCACACTTTGTTGATGTGGAAGTCGGCCCGGTCGCTTTCAACGCAGCGTGGTGACCTTTCACTTCGAGGTCCGTATTCTCAGGCGGACACTCTACCTTGACCTGGCGCCGCTGGACTTCAGGCGCCCGCGCGTCACGCGCTCATACCGATGCGTGGGCTGCCACGCATGGCCTTTTTGGTTTGGAGTAGTGTGGTGACGATTGATGGGTTCTCTCGAATGACGAGATCGACGTGGTCGTACGTCCACACGAGTGGACCCCACCCACAGCACTGAACGCACTGGAGGCTGCAAATGCCTGAAGGAACCATCGGACCGATCGGCACAGTGAGGAGCGAGATGCCTGTTGAGAATGAGGACAGCGTGACTGTGGAAGCCAACACTCCTGTCGCCAATCCGTACGATACTGGCGGGGGCGTTCCCTTTACGTTCGAGTCCGTGTGCCACCAGCTAGATGTTGTCGCTAACGCCGTTATGGTGGATCGCCAACGGAAGTACGGCCCCGAAAACATCCGTGTGAGCGGCGAGATAGGGCTCCTGGTTCGTATCCGCGATAAGTTGGCGCGTTTAGAGCACTCGGAAGAGGACTTCGATGATGAGTCTTTTGAGGACGCGTTGATTGACGTCCGGAATTATGCTACAATATGGGTATTGTTGCGTAGAGGACAGTGGGGACTGCCGCTTGAAGTGGACGCCGGAGAGTAAGGAGCTGCTCGCAAAGCTGTGGGCAGAAGAGCGCGATATGAGTGTGATTCGCCGCGCGTTCCCGGACCGAACTCGAATCAGCCTCGGCCTCATGGCGTCGGAGCTGAAAGTCCGTCGAATGTCTAGCCCTGTAGCGCTGCCGGACTTTGGGGTGCTTCAGCTTGACCCGAGCGACGCAGCGTGGCTCGCGGGGTTTGTGGATGGTGAGGGGTGTATTGCAGTCTATCCGACCAGTGGGCGGAACTATTTGCATCCGCGGATAAGCGTGGCAAACACTTTTCGGGGTGTGTTGGAGGAGATACAGGAGCTATTGGGGTTCGGGGGAATACGCACCAAACACCAAGTTGGAAACGACAAGGAGAGCTATGCATGGCAAGCTAACGCCCATGCAGACGTGTATAGGTGCCTCAAGGCTTTGATTCCGTACTTACGTCTCAAACGGGAGCAGGCTGAGCTGGTCTGCAAATTCGTGGAGGTTCACGCTATGGCGGGCTCTGGGGAGCAAGAAATCTACTGGAGGCTCAAGGCGCTTAACCGTAAGGGGGCGCCGCCGTTAGCGGAGGATGGGCCTGATGAAGATTGACGCAGTCATGTCGGTGGCGAACGTATCCTACATCGACCACGAGTTGGAGGTTGTCAAAACCACGCACGACGACGTAATGTTTGTTTTTCCCAAAGGGTTCAAACCCGATGAGGGGGTGCGGTTGGCTTACGACGACGCCCGCGTCCTGGGCGCTGCGCTCATAGAGATGGGGAAGGAATGAAACTCCGCATAGGTGGCCAGGACTACACGGTCGACACTCACGCCGACAGCGACCCCGAAGCTCACTGGGGACTGTGCCAGCGCTTCACGAGCACCCTCTGGATCAATGGCACCGTCGGCGCCGAGTTGCGGCGGGCTGTGCTCATGCACGAGATGACACACGCTGCGTGCCCGTGGCTGAATGAGGAACAAGTCGACCGCATTGCCGATGAGATATACGCGGCGCTGCGCGACAATGGTATGCTGAACGAGAGACGATGGCGAGAACTGGTCCGATAGTCCACATCTCGCGCACGCCAGGGCACGTACAGAGCTACGCGCACGATCGGGAGTACTTCCCGACCGTGCAGACGGAGCAGGCACCCCTCGCGCCTCCGGTTATGTGCGTGTGGGCCGGCACGCCCCCGGAGCACGTGCGCTTGCTCACACACTGGAGCCAGCTCAAGTACGGTGGCGACTGCGCGGCCGCCCGCGACGACTTGGTCACCGCGGCCAGGTCGCTTGGATGGGAGATTAAGTATGTACATTGATCGTTGGTTTGGGCCTGTGAGCGTCTTCGTCGATAACAAGAACCCGCTCTACTCAGTATACCTCCGTGCGCGTGGCCGGGCTGTTGGCGTGTTTGTGACCCCGTGGGAGTGGGGCTTCGGCGTGCGCCGGCTGCTGTTTGGGGGGTTGGAGCTGCATGTCGGGCCGTTCGGTCTGACGTTGCTCTCTGCGGCGTACGTGCGTGAGGTGGGCGTCTGATGTACCGCGTACGAATTGAAGTCCAACGACCCGACGACGAGGAGCCGTTCGTCTACGAGGCCCTCTACACCGCGCAGTTCATGGAGAAGCTCGGGGACGTCCCTGAGGCGCTGATGGAAGCGCTCGCGTATGGGAACATCGCGATCGAGGAGGAGTTGAAGTTGGTTGTGGAATTAGCCGACGCGTTAGAGGCGGAATTAGATCGAGCCTAAACAGATATGGGCAAAGGTCGTCCAGTCCTGCGCATACTTCGTAGCTGAGCTTGGCTACTATGTAGAGACGCGGGGCAAGAACAAAGGGACCCACAAGTTCACTCCGTGGGACTGGCAGCTGGGTCTGCTCAACTCGTGGCAGTTTGGGCGTGAGGGCCAGGACTGGCACATTATCCTCAAAGCCCGCCAGCTAGGTGTGACCTGGCTGGCGGTTTTCTATGTCCTCTGGATGTGCGTTACGCAGGAGGGCACAAACGCGCTCATTTTATCTTACAGAGAAGACGCTGCCCAGATGTTCATTCGCCGGCTCAAGCAGGCGTTCCGCCGCTTGCCTGAGTGGATCAAAGCCGACATCAAGATCAACAACAACACGGGCTTCGTTGAGTTCACGCGCACGGGCGAGGATGAGCCGTTCAGCCGGGTTGAGGCCCTGCCGTCTACCGAGGACATTGGCCGTGGTGAGGCCGCCACTCTCGTCATCCTCGACGAGTGGGCGATGCACCCCTACGGCGCTGAGAACTTTTCTGCCATCACCGACTCGCTGGGCACTGAAGGACAGGTCGTGGGTATCAGCACGGCCAAGGGCGCGGCCGGCGCTTTCTACAACAACTGGCAGGGCGCTATCAAGCGCGAGACTACGCTGGTGCCTGTGTTCATTTCGTGGGACATGCACCCCGATCGGGACGCGGGGTGGTACAACCGCACTCTAGCGCTGAAAATTTCAGCGCTGGGGCCCGACCTTGGCAAGCGCAACATGTACCAGGAGTACCCGCGCACACCCGATGAAGCTTTCGTCACGAGCGGGTCTACTGTGTTCGACGGAATCGTTCTCGCGCAGATGCGTGAGGAGGCGCGCAGCCACACCCCCAAGCGCGAGCTGCCAACGGAGGGCCTCAAAGAGTGGTACGAGCCCATGATCGGTAAGCACTACATCATGGGCGTCGACTGCTCTGAGGGCCTGACCGACGGGGACTTCATGGCTGCGACCGTGCGCGACTGGCGCACGGGTATGCATGTAGCTACATTGCATGGGCGATGGGAGACGCGGGACTTTGGCCGCCGGCTCTACGCGCTGGGTGAGCGGTGGAACTGGGCGTTCATGGGCGTCGAGAAGAACGGCCCCGGCGTGGCAGTCCTCGACGCGCTGGAGGACCTCGCCTACCCTAACCTCTACTACGAGGTGCGTCAGACGGGCACGTCGGGGCAGAACGTCCACGTGCAATTGGGTTGGGTGACGTCCAAGGCGACCAAGCCAATCATGATTGCTGAGATGGTTGAGGCGATGGCAGCGGGCGACATGAACACCTACGACGACGAGTTGATAGGCGAGTACCTCACTTACGTGCGCGCTGACCCCAGAGACCAGGACGTGAAGGTGTCCAACAAAGCGGGCAGAACTGGCGCTTTGCGGGGCTCTTTTGATGACATGGTCATGGCCGATCTGATATGCTGGCAGATGAGGAAGTACTTTGAGAAATCAGACGCGGTCGCTGCGCCCTATTACAGCAAGACGACAGCAACCGAGGAAGAGCTGGAGTACATGTCGACTGTGCGCTCTGGCACACGGCTTGGGGAGTTAAAGAAGAGATACGGGCGCATCCTGCCCCCAGCGAGGTATGTGTAGTGCGAGAGAGAATGCGCCAGGCTGCCCGCCAGGCTGGCGGGCAAGAATTGACGTGGTACCCCATAGATGGGGGCTATTTGCTTCGCACTCCCGACGGAGAAGTACTACAATTGGATTACGTGAAACCTAGTAAGTTGGGGTTCCTCGTGTGGTTCCCTGTGCCGCTCGACGAGCCGGTAGCCGACGTGACAGACGAGGACCGCGAGACCGTTGGGGCTTAGCACAGAAGAAGTTCTTGACGCCGTCAATGACGGTGTTACGTACTGGAAAAAGCGCACTGACCAGTTCGAGCAGAACCTCGACATGTTCGAGGTCAAAGAGCGCACGATTGACCCTGGCGCTGTCGCGGTCACTGACACCATGCCGCACGCGGCGGTCACGCTCGCGTCGGCGATCGTCGGGCGCAAGCAGCCCCAGTGGACGGTGACCCCGCGCGACGACACGCCCGAGGAACAGACACGCGCTGCTCGGCTGGAGCAGGTCGTTAACGGAGTCAACCACGACTGGGCTATGCGCTCTTTCCGCCGGGGCGACATGCCGCCCAACCAAGAGAACATCTTCAACATGCTGGGGATGGGCTGGTACGCCACGCGCGTGATCGTGGGCACTGACAAGGAGGGCATGAGCCCCTTCCGCGCGCTGCGCCACTACAACCCCTGGAACGTGATCCAGGGCCCCCAGACTGCGGACGGGTACTCGTGGGTGGCGACTCGCCGCGAGGTACCGTCCGGGACTATCAAGAACACACCAGACTACAAGAAGTTTCACTCGGAGGCTGCTGACAACGACTTCGAGACCCACACGCTGATTGACTTCTACTCGGGTCCCGAGCTGGACAGCGAGAACGTTGTAATCATTGACGAGGAGGAGGTGGTCCGCCAGCCCCACGGACAGCCCCAGTGCCCGTGGGTAACTGGCCCGGTGGGAGGCCACAACTTCCGCGGCGCGGTGGGAGATACGCGCCCCTACGTGGACAAGATGGGCATGGCGTTCACGTACGGTATGCGCAACATGCACACCTACTACAACGAGCTGATGGAGACGCTTGGGCTGATTGTCAAGAAGTACGCAAAGCCCACGGTGGTTGTGAAGACGCGCGACGGTAGCCTGCGGAACATCGAGCTGGGCTCGGGCGCCATCAACACGGCGCTGCTGACTGACCTCATTGAGGTGGTGGACGTTCCAGGTGCGCCGGCGGACATGCAGGTGCTATTGCAGACTGTCTTGCAGTCAATGTACCGGACGACATTCCAAGAGACTATCTACGGCGGGATGCCCGAGGGCGGGCTCTCTGGGCTGGCCCTGACAATCACCGGCCACCACGCTGGATTGACGCTCGAACCATACATGGAGCTGCTCCAGCTCTACGACGAGGAAGTGGGTAGCCGGCTCCTCCGTGGTATCTTCGACGCCCAGCTGTCGTCTGACTTCGCGGGGCGCAAGGGCGACGGGACACCCTTTGAGCTGCGCGACTTCAGTTACTTGGAGATCGACGGGAGCTTCAAGATTTCCTCGACGCGCAAGCTCTCGCTGCCCGAGGACGACCTAATTCGGTCCCAGGTTGCTGCCTCAGTGACAAACCCGCAGAACCCAATCGTCTCCATGCAGTACGCGCGCGAGAAGATCATGCTGGTGGAGAACCCGCTGGAAGAGCGCCAGCGCATCATCGCCGAGCTGCCTATGCGCATGCCTAACATCGCGCTTGCGATGGCGTATGCTGAGCTAGTAAATCGCAACGAGATGGTTGCGGCCGAGCTGCTCGCGCAGACGCTGGGGATTGGACAGGTGGGGCAACAGGGACCAGTTGGAGTCTCTGGTGGAGCTGGCAACATTGTGCCGGCTGGGTTACAATCAGGACAGCAGGTAAGCGCCACGCAGGCATCTATGCAGAACGGGCAACAAGGACAGGGACAGTTTGGCTGAGTACGGGTTCGGGGAGCCAACGGGCGGGACGTTTGATCCGGCTAGTTTTGTGGAAGAGCTGATGCATATGAAGTGGCTCTTGCCAGCTATAGGTCCGCTGGGACCGGCGGATGAGTTCCCGGACTTTAGGGGCTCTTCGGGAGAAGAGGGTGGGTTTATTGGCAAGATTATTAGTGGAGCTCTATCCCCGAGCGGGCAGACAACGGGATCCGAGGATCGTTTCGTGTTTCCACCCGTCGCTCAGGAGCGCGCTAGTTCGGCGCCAGGCGTCGATCCCTCTGCGGCGAGCATTCAACCGCGCGACCGGCCGCAGACGACCCAGCCGCGCCAAGAGCGGCCGGCGGCTAAGGGCGGGGCGCCGGTAACACTAAAGATTCACGCCAACACCGAGGTCCGCGGGGCGCCGATGCAGGCGGGGGCTCAGACGGTTCGCTTCTACCCCGAAAAAACTGAAGACGGGCGTACGGTCGAGGTAATCCAGTACGAGAACAAAGACGGGTCCGTTGGCTGGCTACGACTGCCGCCCACAGCTGCGGGCGAGCACTTGAGAATTGGGCCGGCGAGAGGATAGCAATGTCAGTAGCCAGTGACGGACAGTCTCTAGCGACGCAGGATCAGGCGACACAGGCCTTGTTCTATCGAGTCCACGGGGATAGCGCGCCGGCGGTCTGGGTACAGGAGCACGAGGCGGCTATAGCGTCCGAGGCGTCTACTGAACCGACCATCACTAAAGAGGGTTTTGTCACTGATGACCAGGGCCGAGTTATGGGACAGGTGGACTCACCAGCATCGGCAGCAGCTAACCGCACAGTTGTTCGCGACGTATCAGGGGACCTCACAGCGGGCGGCGCTAATCGCGCGTGGGTCGAGGCGCGCAAGCGCGAGGCCGATGCGCTTGGTCTAGACACGAGCGACTTTGAGACGGCCGGGGCGGTCGCGATCCAGAGCCGCATCAACAACTTCAAGAACCAGCAGCTTCGACGGCAGCAGGAGGCAGCGCGAGCTGCCGAGGCTGGTCCCACAGTCACGCCGTCACCTACAACAGCGCCGTCACCTACAACCGCGCCGTCACCTACAACAGCGCCGTCACCTACAACCGCGCCGTCACCTACAACAGCGCCGTCACCCGTAGTAGACGGGGGAGGCATAGAGGGCAACCCGTTTGAGGCCGAGTTGCGGAAGGGCGAAAAGCCCGGCGCGATTATCGGTCGTGTTATGGACGCGGCCGGGATACCGATAGGCAACCCCTTTGCGGAATCTATCCGAAATCGCTTGTTCGACATGGTGGCGCCCTTCTTTGCGCAGACCGGACTGGCGGCGACACGGGGGGGCGAGCAGCCTGATTTTGTTGAGTTCATGCAAAGCGTCCTCGGAGGAGGTGGCCCCGGAGTGACTTCTGGGGGTCTTGGGGGGGTTTTAGCTCCCACAACGGGCGTTGAGGAGGAGGTAGCGGGAATATTTGAAGAGAACCCCGACGTCGCTTTCACCTTGGCATTTATGCTTAGTCCTTTTGGGCAGATGGCTTCGCGCAACCCCTTCTCACAGGGTATACGTAGGCGAGGCGGGCGATTACACGAAGGCTTTCTGAGCCGTCTTGGGACGGGTGAGACAGTTGACACATCGGGCGCTGACTTCTTGCGTGAGGTACTAGAGCGCTTGAACGTGGGCGTCTAAGTGCCGGCGTTCTCGGAGGCTCTTACTGGCCCGCTCTTCCAAAGCCTGTTTGAAGAGGGCGGGTTTGCGTCGAAGGCGCTATTCAACGCTCTCCTGGGGCAGCAGTTCCAGGGCGCGGGCGGGCTCGCTAGCTCGCAAGCGCGCTCGCTGCGCCCATATTTCCCACAGGTGTTCTCTGACTACCTGTCGAGCCTTGTGGCAGCGAGCCCCGACTTTGCGCTGGGCAACATAGGGTCGCCCGGCGCTACGGCTGCGCCTACGTCGTTTGCTGACTTCATTCAGGGGCTTGACTTCGGTGCGCTGCGGCAGAGCCTTACGCCGTTCCAGCGGGGGCAACGTACAACGACGTTTCAGCCAACAGTACGAAGGGTTCGGTAAGTGGGTGACTTTGCAGACTTTCTCCGAGCGCGGCTCCCGACGACTACGACTCAAAAAGAGCAAGGCCCCTCGGAGCTAATTTCGGGCGCGCTGGACGAGGCTCGTGAGATCGGCAAGAGCATTGCCGACACGATGGTGCCGGACCACGGCTTGAAAGAGCGCTTGAAGAAGGGGCGGCTTCAGTTCGTTGACTAGCTTTGCCGAGCTGATTCGCCTCGACGACGAGTCCCGCCGGGCCGTGATCGACTCCATGTCGGCGCAGGCGGTTCGCAATATGATCCGCCCCGAGTCGCCCTTTGGGCTCGTGCCCGAGGACGTGGCGGCATTCTTGGTGCAAGTGGGCGCCGGGCGCGTGGCGTTTGAGAAGCAGTTTGGCGCTAAGGGCCTAGCGTTCATGGAGCAAGAAGGGTTCCTGGAGCCCGAGTTTCTTGCTCCGACCGCACAAGCTTTGCCCGAGGCGACGCCTGTGCTCACCGGGCTGGGGGAGGGGCTCCAAAACATTGCGCAGAGCGGCGCTCCTATTGTGGGCGGGTTTGCGGACTCTCTGACCAAGATCACCACTTCCCCCGACACCGCGCCGGCTATGTTTTCGGAGCCCGACCCCTCGTATGTCGACGATTTTGTGAAAGAGGAGTTTGAGAAATCGGCTGATGCGCTTGGGCGCGGGGATGCGGGTGGGTTCTTCCAGCACACGTTTGGTGCCCTTGCGGGCGGCACTGGGCGCATTTGGGAGAAACTGGTCGCTGAGGGCCAGGTGTGGATGGGCAAGGGCATTGCAGCGTGGACGCTCCACGAGATGGCGGGCCACGAGAACCTCATTAGCGACCTCTCTAGGAAGAACATGGAGGCTGTTGTGGGGCTGTCTAAGGATGGCCTGGAACGGCTGACTGTGGGCGACACTAAACTGGCGCGTGAACTGTTCAAAGATGCGAGTGCGGGTTGGCCCGTGGCGACTGCGGGTCTAGCGGAAGGCATGTTTGCATTGCCTCTGGACCTGATGATCCCGGCGCCCAAGATTCCGTTCGGCGCAACTTTCCGCGCGCTTGAGCGTGTGCCCATTGCCGGCGCAGCTGCGCGCGCCGCGCGCAGAAGGGTTGACTGGATCAAAGACTTGCCCACAGACCAAAAAGTTACACGGTTTGGGCAGAACGCCGAGCGCGTGCTGGGGCACTACTACAACACAGCAGCTAGCACTGTCGGCGAGGATGAGGTGGCTCGCGCAATCCGGGTTGTGGAGGACTTAGCGAACGACAAGGTTCCGCTTAAAGAGGCTCTCCCGGAGTACTTGAAGCGCAACCCCGAGCTGGGGACCAAGCAGATGCTTCAGATGACTCGGGAGACGCGCGATCATATGGGCCGTATCAGCATGGCTCCCTATCGGGAGGTTCCTATCGATGGCTCACAGTGGTCGCGCACCCACGTGTTGCAGGACGCGGCGGACCACATTACGACAGACTACGCGAAGTCCGTTGGATTCCGGGGCGCCACACCGGGCGAGCTGGGCATCGCGCGTTGGGCCTCAGCACAAGTGAAGAATCAGCTGGGATATGCGTGGCTCGTGATGCGCATGCCCGGCTTCGCAATCATGAACCTTCTGGGCGGGCACATGACAATTGGGATGCGCATGGGCGCGCGCAAGGTCGCAGGCGTGTTTGGCTCTATGAAATGGGCCGATCGGGCTGCTGAGGGTTTGGGCGACAGCGCAATCCTGTATGGCACCCGCGCGCGAGAGAGCGGCGGGATGGTCGCACGCCACATTATCGGCCAGGACATTCGCGGGCTCCCCAAGCCGCTGCTGTCCTATTTGCCGGTTGTAGGCGACAGTCTCTTGCCGTTGAATCTCATGTCAAAGGGGTTGCGCGACCAGCTTCCCAAGTGGATCAAGGACGTGCCGGGGCTCGGCGGGATTGGCCGCAAGCTCATTACGGGCGTTGAGAGCCGCCAGCACAAGCTGGTTCAGCAAATGGAGCTGCGCGAGGCGTCCAGCCACGCTTTTGAGACTTTGGTAAGAAAGTCTACACTTCCCAAGAATCTTCAGGATCGCCTCATCAACAAGTGGTGGCGCGGGGAAGACCTATTTGACGACAACCGCACGCGCGAGCTGTTCAGCGAGATGGTGATTGACTTCGGCGACTTCCGCCCAGCGCTGGACAATCCTCTGGATGCGCTGCCGCGCATGCACAACTCAATCTCGCGCGAGATGGTAGAGGGCGAGGTGGGAGCCCTCGCGGGCTTGGGCCGGCGCGCTACCGACGACGAGCTGCGCGAGGCGTTTGAGCGTGCGGCCGTGCGGGCTGAGCAGGACGGGATCGACGCTGCCCGCAACTACTACAAGGAGTTCCCCGGCGAGGTTGGGCACCAGGCGAACGAGATGCTGCGCGCCTTCCGTGACGAAGGCGTCACGCCCGACAAGCGTACGTACGAGATTCTTGGGCGCGCGCTCCAGCACGATCTGGAAGTAACAGTGGCGGAGCGGCGCGTGCTGGACGCTATCGGGGTCAGCATGAAGTCGCTAGACATTCCCGAGGGCCAGAAGCGTCTCCTCCAAGAGGCTATGGACCAAGTGGAGTTTCGCTTTGACACAATCCGCAAAGGCCGGGGGCAGGACATTGCCAAGCTGTCGGCGCGCTACGTCAAGGACCGTGAGGTGGATGCGCTCGAAGCGGGCCGAGTGTGGATGGAAGGTCACAACGACCTCATCCAGACTTATGCCGAGCGCTTTGGGTCCGTTGCTGACGAGCTGTATGTGAACACCCTCCAGAAGCGCTGGCGCGCTGAGTTGAAAGCCTTGCCGGCTAACATCCGTAAGACGTTACCGGGGAGGCTAGACGAGAGCGCGCGGGCGCGCGTCATAGCTGCCCGCGCGGCGCTTAAACGAGTGGACAACAACTTGCGCCGGGTGAACGCGGACTTCGCCAAGGCAGCCAAGGCGGCACGTCGCAAGACGGTGGCTGCGCGCGACCGCGATCTAGCAGCGTTGAACCGCAAGCGTGTGGAAGACACTGTGGCGGCATACAACGATGCGGCGAGCACGGCTGGCGTGGAGCTATCCGAGGCCACGCTACGGTTCCCGATCGACGAGGACGAGTATGTGCGCATTCTGCGGCAGGTGTCGGCCGAGCGCGGGGATGACGCGCTGGCGCCCTTGCTGGAGCAGTCGTTCGGCGAGAGCTTACGCAACTCGGGTAAGCGCCAGGCTGAGAGTATCCGCCGTGCCACAGACGCCGCTTCGGCGAACTGGAACGAGCGCGTCTCTGTGATCGAGGGGCTCACAGACACGGCCGACGACGTGATGAAGTGGCGCCGGCAGGCGCTCACGATCGGCAAGGACCAAGCCGAGAAGGTGTCTAACGAGGCGCTGTTCAGCTACCTCTACAACCGCGGCGAGACTTTCTTGCAGACGCTCTTTCCCTACCCCTACTGGGGCATGAAGTTTGCAACCATGACTGCCCGCCACATTATGAAGAAGCCCGGCCAGTTCCATGCCTTCGTATGGATGATGGCTGAGTGGCTCAAGCAGACTGAGGACCTCCCGTGGTACCTGACGTGGACGGTGCGTGTGCTGAAGATGCCGGACGGGAGCGAGGTGCGCTTTGACCCCAAGACGATGGTGCTGCCGTTCGGCGGTAACATCGCCGAGATTATCAACGCGGGCGAAGAGGGCGAGTTTGGCTCTAATCTTCGGTCCATGCTCTTCGCGCTCAATCTGTGGGGAATCAGCTCGGTGTACCCGCACTACTCGTTGCTTATGGAGGGCGCCCGCAAAGCAATGGGCGACGAGAAGTTTGAGGCGCTGCCGCCCGAAGTCAAGGAAGAATTGCTGGGGCCCTTTGGTATGATCCCGCCAATGGAGGACGCTATGGCGAGCTTGGGCGGCGCTCACCAGCGGCTTCTAAAGCAAGCAGCGGGGGCCGGCAACATACCGTTCGTGGACCCGACGATCATTTACAACAATGGCCTGACGTCGCGCGAGCGCTCGGTGGTTGGCTACGTGCTGGCGGAGATGGCTGAGGCCGGCGAGATCACCCCCGAGGTTGCGATGCAGGCGTCTGTAGACATCAGGACGGTCACATTCAACCCCGCGGCGTTTGAGGCCATGCAGCGCTATCTGGAGCGCAAGGCGCGCTTCACGGGTATCAATATTCTTCTGGGCGGGTTCAGGGACTACCCGGCCGCGCGCCGGCAAGCCGACGCTGTGCGCGAGCAGTACCGGAAGCTGCTGGACGCGGGCGACCGCGAGGGCGCCAACGCGCTCATCGAGGCACACCCCGGCTTACCCGTGCGCTGGATCGTGTGGGACGACATCGAGGAAGCTCAGAAGCAGGTGGACGAAGCAAAGTTCTGGGCCGAGTACGACCGAGTCTACGGTGAGTTGAACTCGGAGCTGGGGCAGCTAGACGTGACCGACATGGCAGCGCGCGAGGCGATGCAGGCCGAGGCCCGCGAGCGTATAGACGCTGCTAGCGAGAAGTTTGGTGTGGACTTTGAAACTGATCCGGGGCGCGAGCTGAAGTTCGCCGATCGCGCGCGCGTGGTGAAGGACCTCGTGCGCTCATTCCGCGAGACGATACGCGCCGAGGACTTCCTGGACAAGGATGGCGTGCTGCTTGGCGAGGCGTACGGCGACGCGCGCGAGCAGTGGCGGGCTCACAACATCCCGGCCACCATGCAAGAAGAGTTCCAGGCCGAGCTGACGAAGAATGTATCACTGTCGGAAGCGATTCTCGATACCTACCAGGACGTGTACTTGAGCGGGTACTTTGAGAATACGGATGGAATGGAGCGCGAGGAGAGGGAAGAATGGATTGCCTTGAACCCGCCCCCGAGCGCGTTGGTGCTCGCGCGGGCGGTGCAGGAGGCGTTCCCGCGTTTCGAGCTGGCTGACATCCACGCCAAGATCGAGGCCGACAACCTCTCGATCGAGGGGTACTTTGACGCCAGCACACAGGCCAAGATCGAGCGTGTGCGGCGCTCGACGTCGGATGCCCCGTACGCATTCCGGTCTTCGGGGGGGCGTGTGGTCAACCGCGACAATCTTCCTGAATACATCGAGGCGTATCAGCAATTCTCCCGGTGGGTAGACGACTCGCCGCGGCGTGAGCACTTTTCCGAGCAGATCGAGCGTTTAAACGCGGAATTTAGCCGCTCAATGGCTGCGCTCAGCGTGCGCGAGCACCTTGCGGGCCAGGGCAAGCCAATCGTCGCTCGCTATCACGGGGACCAAGCGGCGGGCACGATGGGGCTGGTAGACCTCGCGCACATGCAGCGAGAGCAGGCCGATCTAGCGCCGTGGACTGAAACAGTCGTCAAGTACTACACGTCTCCGCAGGACTCTGACGAGCTGCGCGAGGATGCTCTACGTGAAATACGAAGAGCCTACTACGCTGTGAACCCAACCGGGTTTGTGACTGATGACGGCAGCATCGCGTGGCGCGAGTTCTTTGCCGCGCGCGAGACGCAACTGGACAACGTGATGGCGCTGCCCGAAGCGCAGAAAATGGGTATCAACCGGCGCATGTTCATGCAGTGGCTCCACAAGGACTCTCCGCCTACAGAGGCGGTGTCGCAGTACTGGTACGAGGCGTCTATTCGGCCGGCGCTGGACGAGCGCGCGCAGATCAAAGAAGCGAGCGGCGGGCGCATCTCTCGGCGTCAGCACGACTCGCTGGCGTATCGCTACCGTGCGCGCCCGACTGTGCGCGAGAAGGTTGACGAGATTCTGGGCGCGATGCCACACCTTACGAGGGCCCAGCTTGAGCCGCTGTTGGACGAGGTGCTCCCCAGCTTTGCAGAGTACTGGGAGCTGCGTGGCTGGAGCGCGCCCGCTGTCCAACGCGAGCGATCGGCGCTTGCGGCTGTGGGCGGTGGTGGACGGAGAAATCCCTTCGCGCCCTAGTTTTGTCGCTACACCCTTGCATTATGTAGCAACATCCTGTAACATTCTAGTGAGTACAACTACGATCATTCGGTATCCCCCGCAGGGGCCGAGCGTAACAAGGAAGTACGATGGCAGAGAACTCTGGTGGTAACGAGGACGTCGTAGAGGACGAAACCCCGAAACCCGCCGAGACCGCTGAGGAGTCCCCTCAACCCGCCGCGACGGTCTCACTCGAGGACGTCAGACGGTTGCAAAGCTCGCTTCAAGGCCAAATCAATGAGGCCAAAGAAGCAGCGAACGCAGCCGACAAGCGCGCGGATGCAGCGACGCGCAGAGCAGAGTCAGCGGAACTAGCGGGTATCGACGATCCCGAGGAACGGGACACGAAGGCTCGCGAGTACTCAGAAGGTCGGCACGAGGCCGAAGTTGATCGGCTCAAGCGCGAAGCAGAGGAAGCCAAGGGGCTGGCTGAGGATGTCAGTCGTGTGGCGGTAGCTGAGCGATTGGCTGCCAAATACGACCTAGACGCCGGGCTGCTCATGGATTCGAGGACTGTTCAGGGGATGGAAGGGGTTGCGAAAGCAATCCGAACGGCAAAAAATACAGCCAAGCCTGAACCGAAAGCTGAAGAGGAAGCGAAAGAGCCGGAATTCGACTCTGGTGTCGGCGGCGGGGGTTCTACCCCTTACGACGGCAAGAAGTACGAAGGTACTGGCGATGTGTTCGAGTCCTTGAAGGCCAAGCGGGCGGCTGGCTCATAACAAGGAGTTAACACAACACAATGGCCGGAGTTCGAGGGAATAGGGATACCCTCAGCGACACAACTATCCAGCCGCGACAAGTGGCGGATCAGTTGGTCAACATCTCCCCAAAATCCGTTCCGTTCCTGAAGCATATCGGGATCGACGGTGAGGCCGGCACGAACCCCAAGCGCGAGTGGCAAGAGGACGTTCTACACGCCCTCACGGCAACCATGTCGGCCACTGTGACTATGAACGACACGACCAGTGGAACGGTCACGCTGTCGGCGAGCGACGCTTGGAACTTTGGTGTCGGCGACATCATTCTGATTGAGTCTGAGCAGCTGCGTGTTACCGCTTTGGCATCTGACACCACGCTTACGGTCACCCGTGGGTGGGGTTCAACTACGGCGGCGACGCACGATGCTTCAGAGACAATCACGCGAGTTGGGCACAACCAGTTGGAGAACGTGGATTCGGTGACGGGCGGAACGTCCATTCACGACTTCCCGTTCAACTACTACCAGATTTTCGACCGCGCTGTGCAGGTTTCGCACAGGGCGCAGCAAACTGGTGAGTACAACGTCGACGATCGTATGGACCTTGAGGTCTCGAAGGTTCTCAAGGACTACTTCCACATGCTGGAGCGTACGGCCTTCTACGGCAAGCGCGTAGCGCAGACCGCGACGGTTCCGTCCAGCGCTGGTGGGTTGGATACCTTCATCACGGACAACACCGACACTACGGCGGAAGCGTTGTCCGAGAAGAAGATTAACGATCTGTTGGCTCTGATCTACGACGACGTTGGGCACGACGAGCAGGCTGACCTGATCGTTGTGAACCAGTGGCAGAAGCGGAAGATTTCGGACATGTGGTCCTCAATGGCCCGCATGGAGCGTGGCGAGCGCACCGGTGGTGTGGTCGTGGACGTGATCGACACCGTCTTCGGCAAGGTCGACGTGATGATGGTCCACAATATGCCGGCGGGCGTGTTGTACTTGCTTAACACCAAGCACATCAAGTACGCGCCGTACAAAAACTCCGCGTTCTTCGTTGAGGATTTACCGGAGTCTGGACCATACTTCAAGCAGCACGTCTACGGAGACTACACGCTTGAAGTTCGGGGTGATAAGTCGCATGGCCGTATGTCCGGTTTGACTACGAGTTAAGGGGGATATAGCTAATGCCAACTACACACCCTGATCCCGTAGCACTTGGGTTGGACTTGAACCTAAACTTCAAGGACAGCGCTTCGCTGCAATTCGGGAACGCAAATGATGCGGTGTTTTCTTGGGACGGCACTCAGCTTGAGTTGCTGCCGACGGCAGATGACACCGGAGCTTTCAACATTGGTGACGGCACGACCGACTTTGATTTCAAGGTCTTTTTGGGAGCTACGACTGCCTACCTTGAGATGAACGTAGGAACAGGCCAAATCAACATTGAAGGCGCAGAGTTGCATCTGGGCGACTCCGACAAGATTGAGTTCGGCGACGCCACTGCCGGTGACGTAACTGTGCAGTGGAATGCGACGGACCTCCTGTGGACAGGTGCGGCAGCCGGCGCAAAGATGCGGCTGAACACGCTGTCCATCATCCCACACGAGATCGCGGACCCCGGCAACGCTGGGGCCATCGTGGTCACGGACTCGGGATTCTGCAACTTGGTGACCACGGGCGCGCAGACGCGCACGATGGCTATCCCGCCCGCAGAGGGTCTTGAGGTCACGCTAAACATGCTCACGGACGGTGGGGATGCGGTCGTGACGGTAGCGTCGGCAATGAACGCAGCGGGTAATAACACGCTGACGTTTGGAGCCACGTCGGACGTGATTCGGCTGGTAGCCATTGACAACAGTGGCACGCTGGCTTGGCGTACGGCCTTCAACGACGGAGTCGCGCTGAGCACAGTCTAAGCGCGCTAGCACAGGGGGCGACACCGTCCCCTGTGCTACACTCGACACATAAGGAGGGCTCCATGGCTGAACCCGCGGAGCAGGCGGAATTGAACCGTTTGCGAGCCGACCGCGAAAACGTGTTGGAGCAACTGAGCGATTTGCGGAGTAAGGTAGCTACCTACACTGCGACGTTGCGGCGAGCTGAGGGGATATTTGCGTACCTCTCGGGCCGGATCAACGAGCTGGAGGCGTTAGAGGGCGGCGCAGACACCGAGTGACCCGCCGTTCTACATCTGGCGGAGGATAAGCGAGGGCGGACAGGGCTCCCGTGACACTCACCGTATGCGCGTTCCGGGGGCTGGATTTACTGTATCCACGACCCGCGGCCACAGGAAGAAACCCGGCGCTATTTGGTGTTCGTCCCCCTAGAAGCCGTGTACAGCGATGCGCCGGGGTGCGCGCAGGCGGCGTCGGAGGAGGGCTTTGACCCACAAGACTATGTCCCGCCGCGGCGGCTAGAGGAGAAACGTCATGGGCGTTCCGATTCTGAAGACTGAGACGCACGAACTCATAGGCACACAACACGTCCCGCGCGAGGCGCTCAAGAAGTGGATCGGGGAGAACGCGCTTAGGATAGGCTTCCGCCCGCAGTGGCGCGGCAATGTCTTCTACGCCATCCCAGTCATGGAGATGGTGTACTCGCGCTGGGCGATCCACACGCTAACGTTCCTGACGCACGCCTGGCGCGACGGCGACGTGATCGCCAGCCGAGCGCCCACGATTGTTCACTTGGCGCGTCAGGAGCTGCTAGAGCGGTTCCTGGAGAGCCACTGTGAGTGGCTTCTGTGGATCGACTCAGACACGGTCCCGCCCCCCGACGCGCTGGAGCAGCTGTTGGGCACCGGGGAAAAAGCGGTCTCGGGGCTCTATCATGCGCGCGAGGAACCATACTACCCGCAGTGGTACAGCAAGGTGAAGTGGTCGGAGGAAGACGGGAAGTGGTTGTATGAAAACTTCCACAACCCGCCCTCTGATCGCGTCTCCGAGATCGCCGGCTGTGGACTCGGCTGCTTCCTCGTTCACCGGGAGGTGTGCGAGAAGCTCGACATGCCGGCGTTCCCGCTTGCTGAGGACGCTGAGGACCACGCTTTCACGCAGCGCATCCGCCAGGCGGGCTACAAGATTTACGGGCACCCTGGAGTGCAGTGCGGGCATGTGGGCTCTACGGCCATCACGACAGACCACTGGCTCGCGATGAATGAATGGATGAACTCAATCCCCTTCTTCACCGACCGGCCGGCGCTCGTAGACGAGTACAGCGAGTACACGGGCGAGGACCAGCGTGAGGCTATGTGGAAGTACAAGGACGACGGAGACTTCGACAACCCGCTGTTCTTCATCCTGCGCGACAGCTCGATTGAGTTTGCGCAGATGTGTGAGCCGCTGTCGCAGCTGGTTGGTGCGCGGGTGCTCGTTTATGGGGACCGTATTGGGAGCATTCAGCGAAAGCTGGGCGAAACTGACCGGGAGTCCAACGATATGTTGCCATGGGGAGAATCGCGTGCTCCATCTGACGTAATTCCACATGCCGACGCGGTTGTGGTGGTAGATGTTTTCTCAACGACAGACGATCTGGATAAGTTGCTGGACGAGATTTCAGGGGAGCTGAGGAAGAAAGGCCAGCTGTGGTTCAATCTCCCCCTGCCAAACCCCAAGCGCCCACACTGGCACGTGTATAGTGATATACTTGACCGGATGCAAGTGCGCGGTTTAACCGTTCAGACCCCGCCTGTGCCGGGAAGCTTGGGCGTGGCGATAAGAGAGTAGCCAGTGGGTGTTTCAAGTTTTGGGCCGTATTTCCATCGCAACAAGGCGACTGGTAAAACGGCAGACGATCTTCAGATCGTCGTTGACGTAAGCAACACGACCAACTACCCGCACCAGTCGGCGTCGGGCGTCCAGCTGTTGCGTATCAAGTTCCGTGTCAAGGGGACAGCCGGCTCGGCCGGCGACGCTCAGCTGAAGATTGGAATTGTCGAAGAGAACGACGCTACCAACGGCACTATGGCAATCATAGCTGAGTCAGACGTGATTGCGTACAACGAAGAGTACGAATCCGGTTGGCAAGACTACGGGCACGGAGGTATTGACCTCCATGTTGTGTCGGGTCGGCTAGTGAGTGCTGATGCTCCGGTGAGCGGCGACATTACACTTCTCAAGAACGACCAGGGCGACCTCGTGGACGCTGTCCGCGGAACTACCAAGAGCGCCGGTGCGGGCGACCTCGTGGTATTTCTTGATGAGGGCACCAACGGCGGCACGTACGAGTATGAGGTTCTGGCTAAGTGGCGTGAGGCGTAAGTGCCAGTCACCACCTGGCGGCATATCAAGGATGCAGGATGGACGTGGGGCACAATCAAGGCGCTGGGTCTCACGTGGGGGATGCTCAAAGAGTATTTCGCACGCCCCCCGGCCCTGCACTCCGCCCCGTTCCGCCCCTTCACGCATCTAGCCTAGGCATGACTGGACCACAAGGCCCCCGCGCGCCCCACAACCCATTTGGCGCCGTAGATGCCTAG